AATGAAAGTAAGCTAGCGTCCATCAGCCCCATTCAAATCCCAGGTGCTAAGGTCTTATACATCTACAATGTTAAACAAAAGAAAATAACAGAGTTTATAACTGATCATGCTAATGGCTTTATGGTATCAGGGTCATCATTAAAGAACTTCGACGACAAATTAAGTAGATCATGTACGCTTCGTAAGCCTGATGATATACTACCACAAATTCTTAAGAAGACACAGAAGCAGATTGATAATGTCTTTAAGGGTCTCACCACGAAGGTCAGTGTACCAGCTGGCCGTATCAATAAGGATTGCATTATACTGAGGGTCATCAATTGAGTGAACTAAAAGACTATAAGATTATGACTAAGAAGAGATTTTCTTCAGCAGTCGAAATGTTAGTCGCAACAAAGAAACTAAGTTATATCGATGCTATTACACATATAGTTGAAGAACGTGGAATGGAATACAGTAACGTCAAACGGCTGTTATCCGATTCAATTAGACAGAAGCTAGAAGTAGAAGCATCAGAATTAAAATTAATTACAACAACACCCGGCAATAAACTACCATTATAGGAAAACACCATGAGCACAATTATTATTCCATCATCAGACGCAGATCGTAAAATCATCAAAGATGCAATGACTGAGTTATCTAACTCTATGGTTCGCATTGAGTCTGAAAAGAACTTCATCAAAGAAGCTATTGAAGAATTAAACGATAAAGTTGGTATCGATAAGAAGCATCTACGTAAGTTAGCTAACGTATACCATAAGCAAACTCTTGCTCAAGTCACTGGCGAAATGGAAGACTTGGAAGCATTATATGAATCATGTCTTAAGTAAGATGGATCCATTTGAGTCATACAAACTTTATAATGCACTCAAGCTTCATTTCGAAACAGACGGATATGATGCAGTAAAGTATCATTATAAAACTCGAGTTAATCCTCAGTCTTTCTTTAAACGGAGAGACAAGTATTTCTTTGCCAAGCTCGGTAAGAGTTATGGCAAGGATCTATTAAAGTATTATGTATCAAACTTTATACAGGACGTCAAGTATGTCGGTGATATGCTAGGCCTTGATGGAGAGACTAACTATAACGATATGGTTAAAGTCCATGAATCATTATCGTATAGGTTTAAAAGTGATATAAATATATTATCATCGATGGTCAACTCATTCGATGAAATGTTGGAGTGTAAGGATAACGAATACCCAGTAGTTATCAATGCATTCTTACAGCAAGAAATTTGTTTAGAAACTGTGGTCATACTAAATAAACTCACAAGGTTTATGGAGAAGGCAGATAAACAAATAACAGAGACAATCATGTGGCCTGATCTGTCTCGTAAAGTTCAGAAGTACGATCCATTTGTTTCGATTGACCGAGATAAGATGATAAAGATCGTAACAAAGTCCTTTACAAGTTAGTGATAATGTGTTATAATATACATTACATTATGAATAAAGTGGATAATTCAGAAAATACAAAACATACATTGGAGAAAACAATATGTCTTTAAGTAATTTAAAATCTAGTCGTGGCTCGTCTATCGACAAACTCGTTCAAGCAGCAGAAGCTGTATCTCAAAAAGCAGAAACAAAATCATACGGTGATGACCGTTTTTGGAAGCCTACTCGTGATAAAGCTGGTAATGGCTATGCAGTAATTCGTTTCCTTCCACCCAAGGAAGGTGAAGATTTACCATGGGCTCGTTATTGGGATCATGGCTTTCAAGGACCAACCGGTATGTGGTATATCGAAAACTCATTAACTTCTATTGGCCAAGATGATCCTGTTGGAGAAGCAAATGCAATCCTATGGAATACTGGTCGAGATGAAGATAAAGCTCTTGCTCGCGAACGCAAACGTCGTTTACACTATGTGTCAAATGTGCTTGTTGTATCAGATCCATCTAATCCACAAAATGAAGGTAAGGTATTCCTTTATAAGTTTGGTAAGAAGATCTTCGACAAGATCATGGACGTGATGCAGCCTCAATTCCAAGATGAAGATCCAGTTAACCCTTACGATTTCTGGGAAGGTGCTGACTTTAAGATCAAGATTCGTAAAGTTGAAGGTTGGGTAAACTACGATAAGTCAGAGTTCGGTAATCAATCAGCTCTGTTTAACTCAGACGAAGAAAAGCTAGAAGAAGTATATGCTAAGGTTCATTCATTAGCAGACTTCACTAAGGCTGAAAACTATAAGACTTATGCTGAATTGAAAGCTAAGTTTAATAAGGTATTAGGTGTTGATGCTGGTCATGCGGCAGTAGCAGAACCTGCAGTAGCTCAGACATTAGCTGAACCAACATACACTGAAGCTCCTGCTGGTGCAGCACCAACTGCTGAAGCTGAAGATGATACCCTTAGTTACTTCGCTAAGTTAGCACAAGAATCATAGTATAATAATAAAGAGCGGTGTATACCGCCAGGCAACACGCTTAAGGAGTCCTTCGGGGCTCCTTTTTTTTATTAGCCATAAGCCAATTCAGTACTCGTTCCAAAACCTCTCTTACGACCAGAACGACCACTAACGACACTTGTATTTGAATTAGATCTACTTGAGTTATCAACATTAGTTATAGTAACTGGAGCAGCTGCTTGATTGAAGAATTGTCCTTCCATCTTATTATTCATAGAAGACATATCCAACTCATCACCACGATCATCAGCTGATACTTCAAGCTTATCAACCTTATCGGTAGCACTGCCGGTTGACATTACTTCAGCATACACTCGAGTATAAGCTTCACTAGGTGATTCTCCACCAGGTGCTGCGGCTTTAATAGCTGCAAATGCACCAGCCCCAAAAGCTTTAATGATAAGTTTTAATTGACTAAATCTTTCAACTAGATCATCAAATACTTGATTCATCTTATCTTGTATAGTGGAAAATAGATCAGTAAAACTAAAATCACTAAATATTTTAATAGCACCATTAACAAAACCAATAATGCCGTCTTGTATAGACGTAAAAAGATTTCTAAACATCGCAACAAAATCAAAATCAGGATCGTATTTTGTTTCTAATCCAAAGAGATCTGCCATAAATGTCATTGCCTTTTTAAGTAAATTAAAAGGAATACCAAATATTTGTGCAGGAAATTCAACTAAGCCGGCTTTAAATGCTTCGAATGCAGATCCAGTTTCATCGAATACACTTTTTACTTTTTGAAAGGTTTTTACAAGAGCTGCAATCGTTAGGGCTATGGCCGCGCCAATTAATATGGCAGGACCTAATCCAATACCAGCTGCAGCCATGGCAGCTTGAATACCCATCATGCCATTTTTAACTATACCAATAACCTTTACGATCTTACCAAAGTTAAGTGCTACGACTAAACCTAAAGCAAGAGATATATCTTTCCAGTTTTCTTTAAATAATTCTAATGCACCTTTAAAGTCACCTTCGAATAGTTTTGAAACAATATCAAACGCATCGATAATAACCGCTACAGTACGATCAATATATTCTTGTAGTTTAACCGGATTGAATATTGCTAATGCAACACCAGCTAGGCCTGCTAAGAAGCCGGCATTATCTTTAAATTTGCTAGCAAGGTTACCTATAGATCCTTTAATTCCTTCAAGTAACTTATTTTGTTTTTTGTTTGCCTTTTGAGCTTCCCTACGTTTTCTTTCTTGTTCTGCACTTGTAAGTACACTCTCTTGGTTTTTTGTTTCTAAGTCAATTTGTTTTTGATCACCAGAAGCTATAGCAGTTTTTAATCTTTCAGATGTTTCTGCAAAAGATTTTTGTATAGATAATGCATTAGTCTTACCTAGCTTATCCTTACGATCTGTGTCAGCTACTAATTGACTGAGTAAGTCATTTCTTTCAGTATCAGTTTTTTTACTTTGCTGTTCTTTATTCTGCTCTTTAATTGCAGCGGCGAGCTGTGCAATACCCTGAGCATCCTTTCCACCAAACCCTGATTCCAATTGCTTATCAGACAATTTGCTGGGGTCAAATTCTTTCTTTTTCTTTTTTGGATCTGGTTTCATCTTAGCCATAACTTATACCTATTTCTTTTTAAGAGCTTGTGTACCAAAGAACGCAGCGACGATACCGGCAACAGCAACAAAATATGTTGGTGCCATATCACCCAGTGTTTCCTGAGCTTGGTCTAGACCTGCTAGAGATGCAAGGACAACAGCAAAGGGATATAAGAGTAATCCACCTAAAGCAAACCATGTCATGTTGCGTTGAGCATCACGCATAGCATCTGCATCTTCGAGTTCTTTTCGTTTAAACTCAAGATACATTGCTTCCTCTTCGCTAGATACCTTACCATCACCGTTAGTATCTGCGGGGTGGAATACTTTATCTTCTGACATAATTATTTCCTATTTTGTTGTTGCTTAAGTCGTTCGTTTTCTTCTTTAATATGTTCCTGTAATAATGTAGTATAGATCTCACGTTCCCACGGCACCATGTTATCTAACTCTGTTAAACTATATCCATGGTGCTGCATCATCGCAAAGTTTGTCTTATAATGGTTATATAAGCTATCGTGAGAGAGGCTTAACCAAAAAAACTTTGTAAGCCACTTAACACAATTTTATTATCATGACCACATTCTTCGCACTTATATTCTAATTCATATTTAAGTGCTGGGATAGTTTCAAAGTATGATGTCAATTTAGTAAACTGATCACTATTCAATGAATCAATAAAATCCTTTAATTCTTCTCTTTTCGAATCACTTGCTAGATAAACATTATCAGCATCATAGATTGATTCAATACAATCAATTAATACTTCCATAATACCAGCAAGTGATTCTAATTTATCCGATTGATGTTTTCCAATATCTCCAACCTTAGGATACGATAGTGTTAAACCGACATCAGCCGTTAACTTAATAGTTGTATTACCACTATCCATAACTGGCGTTTTAATATCGTCAAAGCGAATCAATTCTTTATGTTCATGATCGCACTCTTCACACTTAGCTTTTACTTCGGTAGATTCACCAACCGATTTAGATCTAAGCTTTAAGAATAATGCTTCTAAATCAAACATCGTTAATTGATTGATATTTAGATCATCATACACACAGCTACTAATTACGTCTTTAATAGCTCCTAAAATTTGTTGTTGATCTTGTGATTCCATTGCAATCATTAAGATCTTTTCTTCTTTTACTAAGTAAGGTCTATACTCTACTTCCTTTCCTAGTGATGGTACAATTGTCTTATACTTCGCAGCATTCAATACTGGTAACGCCATAATAAACTCCTATAATATTAAAATAATGATCTAAATGTTTCTAATCCACTTGTTAATTTACTTGGTAATTTAATGTCAAATGGTAAATTTGGTATTGCTGATATTGCTTGTGATATTTTCGACTGTACAAAATTCTCTGGTATATATCGATCATAAGCAAATGTTACACTTATTTTTTGCAATGAATTCTCTGATGAGTTATTTAATTCAATTGCTGCTATACTAATTGGATAAGCATTTAATAATCTTATTCCGTATACATTTTTATCGAAATCATTTAGTTGCTGAATAACGATATCTGTTTGATAATTTGCTTTATATCCTAATTGATAATTTTCTGTATCTACAATTGATGACATCCATGTTTCGAACATATCTTTCATATAATAATCATTCGTAAGATAGAAGGTCATTGTAACGTCGTCATCAATAAAACCATTAGGTATCTTTAAAGTTTCTCTTTCAGCTGATATATCCAATGTATTAAAACTACGACCAGGCATCTGAGTCGACTCACATAAGAATGCAATATCTCTAGGATCTGATATAAGACTCTTTGCATTAAATGAGCTGCCATCTAATAAACGACCAATGATATCAAATGGATCTAAGTTTAAAAGACTCTGTGATGGCGGAGTAAAGATCGTAAGAAAGCGATTAGTCTTTGCTAAGCCACCTCTTTTACCAACTATAGATTTTAAGTTATCAATTGACATATATCTTATCCATTGTATTGTTTGCGAGAATATCTCCAAACAGTTTCTTTTTTAACTTTAGCAAATTGTTCTACTGGTAAGAATATTGCTATTTCCCATTCACTCATAGGAACTCTTACTGGTTGACCTTTCACTTGACTATTTAAATAATGCTTAAAGCAAGGTTGAAATTCTTTAAACTTTTTAGTCGATTGTAGTAAATCATATCGTAATTTTAATCGACTCTTATCTGTTACGTTTTTAGGTGCAGTCTTCATTAACTCGTCTAAGAATCTAGCTCTTACTCCTGGTGCCAAGTAATGTAGATTCAAACCATAGAATCCACCAGGAGCTGGTTCAACTACTATGACCATAGGAAACTTATCATAGTATGGTAATGTCTTCTTATGCTTAGGATCATAGAAGTACATGTACATGCTACCAGAGATCTCTTTCGATGATGGATCTAATGCGTCATCCTTTAAAAGTTTACGAGGATTCACATCACCTAGTTCATTAACCTTTTTACGGAACCAATTCTTAGACTGTTTAGTCCTTGCTTGGATTCCAGCTCTTTGAGCGTTTGCTTGTAGTGTATCAAATAGACTTGCCATATCTTTATTTATATCAATTAGTCCTTTACATTTGAGTGAAAGTATGTTATAATAATATAGTTACCCGGTGAGGCAGAGGTATACTATTTTTTCTTAATGGTTGATTTCTTTTTAACAGGAGTCTTCTTTTTAGTTGTTGACTTCTTTTTCTTAATAGGAGCTCCAACTATTTTAATACCCTTAGCCTTTAATGTATGTTCAGTCCATATCTCAAAGGTCCAACCACGATCTTCTGCATAATCCCTAGCAGCTTCCCATTTATCAGTATTCTTTATATATGTTGTGACTTCAGTGATGTACTTCTTTGTCTGTCTTGATGGTTGTTTAGGTGGTTTAGTTTCTTTGTCTGGCTTGATCTCAACAAGTATGACATGACCTGATTCCATCTTAATAAGCAGATCAACATAATACCTATGCATCTTCTTATCAACCTTCCATCTATATGGTACAACCACCTCTTCCGAATTCCAAGCAATAACTTGTGAATTAGCTTCGCACCATTTAAAGCAAGACTTCTCCCATAATGATCTGTATGTTATTTTAGACGGATCTCCGACATACTTCTCTGGTTTTTTTATTTTGTATTTGCCTGAATAAGCCATATAAATAAAGGTATAGTAGTTAATGTATGTATTATTTATAGGGTAAATTGTATGTCTAAAATTTATGTCTTTCCAGAAGCTTTAAGAGAAAAAGCAAATATAGGAACTGGCTTTCCATTTGTTTCTTTCGAATTTGTTAAAAGAGCATTGCCAGAAAACGCTGCAATATATTTATATTTGCCACAAGGCTTTTCTGTACCAGATTCTGCATCTTATGGTTCGGTTGATCTAGGGCTAGTTGGAAGTGGTGCTGGTGGAGCATTGTCTAAAGGTGAAAAAGAAGCAGTAGCCACAGAAGCTGTAGGTAAAATATTAAATGAAGTTGGAGCAGCCACGGTATTTACTCAACAAAAGATAAAAGCCGGTGAAGCGCTTAACCCTAATACCGTACTACAGTTTGATAACGTTTCTGTTAGGACATTTAATTTTACATTTAAACTTGTTGCAGAATCACAAAAAGAAGCACAGTCTGCTTTGTTAATAGAAAATATGTTTAGAGCAGCTTTATATCCTGAAGTGAAGAATAGATTATATTTAGAATACCCTCCAACGTTTAATATTAAATTCTACCATGGTGGTAAAGAAAACATTTACATGCCACAGATCATGGAATCATATTTAGCGAGTATGAATACTGTATATAATGCATCGTCTAATATGTATCATGCTGATGGTTCTCCGTCTGAAATAGATGTTACATTAACGTTCACTGAGACGAAAGCTCTTACTAGAGAAGTGTTATATCCTAATGGAAACGCTATCAATAATCAAACAAACGATGCCTCATTTGGTCTTGATTCTATTGAACAAAAAATTAAAGATAAAATTTCATCTATTAGAGATATATTTTAGGAGTATATGTAATGTCATTTTTTAGTCAATTTCCAAAGGTATCGTATGACTTTAATCGTAGTGGTACTATTCAACAAATGGTTAATATATTTAGATCTGTTAGATCGAGAACAACATTATTAAATAGAAGTACTCTATATAAAAATTATGTTATTCAAGATGGTATGAGACCAGATATTATATCAGAAAAACTATACGGTACTCCAGATTATTACTGGACATTTTTTATTATTAATGATTTCCTACATGATGGGTTACAGACTTGGCCTATGTCTGAACTGGCATTACAAGAATATATGACAAAACATTATTCTGGTAAAGCAATGATTTTTACTCCTGGAGCGGTATTAGAAGCAAATGGTGAGCAGTATACTAGTAATTCAATTGCAGGTAAATTAGACTTAGGTGCTTTAGTGTATGGTGTTAAATCTGGTGCTATCGGCAGAATAAAAAGAAAAGATATTGATTTAAACTTAATTGTAGTAGAAAATATTGTTAATGGTGTCGAAGGAAAAAATCCACAGACTGGGCAGACTGATACATCTATAGATGGTGGAGCGTTTCAGGAAAAAGAATATATACAATCGGTATATACCGATGAAGTTGGTATTAAAGTAGAGCTTTCTACTGATGACTTTAATTCGTTATCTCCTGATATCATATATGATTATGCTGAGGCTCCATCGTTTTATTATATCGATGGTGATATCGAAAAGAGAGCTGTCACTTCACCAACAGGTATATCAACACAAGCTAGTCAAATAACTCCAGTATATTCTGAAGTACAATGGAGTTCTGACTTACAAGGGCAGTTAACAAATCCACCATATGATCCAACCTTATTAAACCAAACACAGCTATCTAATGATGATCTGGTTATACATACTAACACATCATCAGTAAAGCCTTTGATTTATAGTGGAGGTTATCAGATAACAGCTGATGATTCACCCGGTCAAATTGTATTTCAATCTAATCG